CCTAAGTCCAGGAGTCTCTCACATAGTGAGGAGAAAGTTAGATGCGCGACGTTCGACAGACTTCGGTCACCGAGAGGTACACCAAAACGCAAATGCGTCAGGTCGCCTGTATCGGGTCCTTCGGTCCTAGCTCGTCGACTAACATCAACTTTGGCGCCCGCGTCACGTTCCGGTCTCAAAGATCGGACATCAACGCCACCGCGCCGTCCGCAGCCGGGAAATTCTTTCGCCCGACAGATTATGCGGCCTTCTTCTCTTCGACAGCGGCTGTTCCGGGTTCATGTGAACTCGGGCCGGTCGAAAATTTCTGCCCCGCTTACAAGCGGTACTACAAGTACTCATGGGACGGATGCAGCGACTACAACGCCCATCGCCTTGGCTGTGATGCCACGACGTTGGAGCCGAGTATACCCGCGTCCGTGATTGCCGATGGTCGTAACAAAATCATCGCGCAATTGCAGAACAACGACTTCAACGCTGGCCAGTTTATCGGCGAGCTGAAGGAGTCGGTCGAGACAGTCACCTCCCTCATCGGGGATGCCGTTCGTCTCTATAGGTCGCTTCGGCGGCCTATCACGAGCCTTAGGAACTTACGTCTACGGGATGTTCGAAAGATTCATACCCGTGCGGCCTCTGAGTACCTGAGATTCGTTTATGGGGTAAGACCCATAATGAGCGATATCCAGGCAGTATCTGATGCCCTCTACAGACGCGTTTTCGACGAACCGGTAGGCTTTGCCTACTCGGAGAGTTACGACGAGTCTTTTGACCCGGGTCTTTACGGCACGCTACGGTTCCCCAAGATCGCCAACATTGACGGTCTGGAAGGTTCACTAAAGCGTGGCGTGGAGCATGCGTGCTTTTACAAAGTGCGCAATCCCTCCATCTACCAGCTGGAGAGATACGGTTTGTTGAATCCCATTGCTTTGGCGTGGGAGTTGACGACCCTCTCTTTCGTTGTGGATTGGTTTACCGGGATCGGTAGTTTCCTGTCCGGGCTTACAGCCGGGGCGGGGTTGGACTACCTTTGGGGATACGAGACTAGGTTTCTTAAGGGTTCTTTCGTTGCACTCCATGCAATGGGAAATCCGGCGAACCTGATTTCGGGTGACCTCTATGCAAGGTGTCCGGTACGTGTGACCGCCATGCGGCGTTACGCAAACCCCGGATTTACACCTCCACCGGTCTACCTTCGGGCGGACCTTAACCTCAGCCAAGCGCTGTCCTCGATAGCGCTTCTAGTAGCCTTTGCCTCGGGTCGAAAGACACCGAGGTGAGGAATGGAGATCGTCCATGGCTCAGGCCGCAACCATCACGGTCAATGACCGTGAATCCACGCCTGTCGCGCACAGCTTCGCGCCGCAGGATCCACAAGACGGTGGCTTCCTTTTCGCTGAAGCCGCCGCCGTGCCCGAGGGGAATAAGTATCTCTCCCTCAGGAAGCGGAAAGGCGAGGGCGGACGCACTTATGTCCGCGTCTTGCTCACCGTGCCCGTCATGGTCAATGAAACCATCAACGGGGTCGCTGTGCCGTCCGTTCAACGCGTCACCCTTATCGACTGCAATTTCCGTTTCGACGGGAAAAGCACCGAGCAGGAGCGCGCCAATGCGGTCGGGATGTTTGCCAACGCCCTTGCGGCGGGGCAGACGGTCGTTAACTCGACGATCGTCAAGCTCGAAGGTATCTGGTGATGCGGGGTCTCCTCGTGTTGCTGGCTGCCGGCTTGCTTTCAGCTTGTGCCGACAACGGTATGACTGTGGGCATCCGTGGGACCATTCCCATGGACGCAGAGCTCATCGTGCAGTGAACCTGCCGAGATATAGATCTGTCCTATGCATCTCCTTGGTGTGTTGGGCGGACTCTCGGTAATATGTACATCCTTGATGGAGACATACTAGCCATGTCAAAGCGTACGACTTCTGTCGACGTTAGGCTTCCGGACGGATTCTCCGTCGGGTTCGAGTCCGAGTTTCGTGTACTTCTCGACAAGCTTTGCTCGAATGGCGGGTTTCAAGCCCGTTATCTTGCAGACGAAGTCTTCTCGAAGTACCTTGACAACGATAAGGTCCCGGCTGAGGTTCGTGGCACCGCGGCGGTCCGTAAATGGATCAGCGCAGAGCAGAGGAACCTGAAGACAAACCATCGACTATTCCTTCGGGAGGACGTCAACTTTGGTTTCGTCACAGCGGATGCGTTCTACACCCGTGTCCGGGGCATCATTGCCCGTATCCTAGGCCCACTTGACTATCCCGCGTGCTTGCACTACGGAGACGTCACGAATGGGGCTTCGACCCGCGTGAGGAGGAGTCCTCGCGCGGCTATCGACAAACTCACCGGAAGGATAGAGATGAGTGAATCTGCCATTAAGCATTGGTTGGCGTTCGCAAGCGGTTCCCGCTTGTCTGCGTTGCCGGTGACAGTGGTGGAGGAATCTGCTCTGTTCACAGTTCCCAAGAAGTCCGACATTGACCGCGTTGCGTGCAAGGAGCCGGAAGGCAACATGTACCTCCAACGTTCCCTAGGCGAAGTGATTCGCCATCGCCTTCGCAGGTGGGGTATAAATCTGAACGATCAGAAGATCAATCAGAACCTCGCTTCGCGTGCTGTGGCCGAGGGTCTCGCGACCGTTGACCTCAGTTCGGCGTCGGATACAATCAGCCGGCAGCTGGTTATCAACCTGTTGCCGTTTGACTGGTGGTCGCTCTTGGATGACCTAAGGGTGAAAGCAACCCTGCTCCCGGACGGGACACCTCATTACTTCGAGATGTTTTCGTCTATGGGAAATGGGTTCACCTTTGAGCTCGAGAGTCTTATTTTCTACTCCATGGCTCGCGCCGTGGAGGAGGTGGTAAGGCCAAAGGGCCCGCGTCGTCCAATTTCCGTATATGGTGATGACATTATCCTTAGTGCCGACCTTGTTGGCATGCTGGACGTAGTCATGTCCTACTCCGGTTTTACGATGAACCGGAAGAAGACACACTCCAAGGGCCCCTTTCGGGAATCCTGCGGAGGTCACTATTGGAAAGGACAGAATGTCACGCCCTTCTATATCAGAAGGGCGGTGTGCACACTTCCAGACTTGATTAACGTCTTGAACCGTCTCCTTGAATGGGATGGCAGAGGATGGGGCTTCTTCACCACAGAGGAAGCTTTCAGGTTTTGGGAGAAATGGAGCAGATTCGTCCCCCGACGCTTTTGGGGTGGCGTGTCTGTTGACGATCCAACGGCATTAGTTACGGGCCATGCGCCAAGAATGCGCATCGTGCCTGTGATGAGACCAATGAGGTCCGATGAATCAGGGAGGCTTCTCCTTTGGTTCCTCCGTAGCGCGCA